GTAGGTTCCAACACCTATTTCAAAGTCAGTTCCATCCGTGCAAGCGTAATAAGTAGTGTTACCATTACCTATTTGACTAAACGCCTCAAAACCACCAACTGCACCAGCAAGTGTGTATGTGCCAGTGCCCGTGGTGGTTGTAGTTTCTTTTACGCGGTCTTTCAGAACGAGTGCCATTACTTTAACTCGATTGTAAGGTTCCCAGCATTGATACGGAAGATATCACCCGTAGCAATGGTCTTGGACGCATCCAGTGCACCAACAAACAAAATGTTTCCTGAAGAGGCGGCATCTGCAATAAAAGCATGTGTCACAGTGTTACTTGTTCCTGTGGATGCTGAGTATTCGATGTTCGCTGCATTTGTCACTGTTTGTGTGTCAGTGGAACTACTAGCCAGTGTCCAGCCAGCAGCGTTAACTTGCTGACGGGCATATGCGCCAAAGGTTGCCTCTGTTAACGTGCCTGCTTCTGCGTCAGATACTGCTGTTGCCAAACCAACGTAAATGCTGTTGCCTGGTGTGGTAAATGAACTGGAGTTGTTCTTAAACAAGAAGTCAAGAATCTTGTTCTCCAGGTAGGTGGTTGCTGCGTTACTTGTTGCCATTTATAACTCCTAAGTCCTTGGCCTATCAGGTAAGCCCCTGCGATATGCGTCTGAGTTCTCTCTGGCTTCCGCCAAGTCCTTCAATCGCTGAAGCTCTTGTGCAAATCTCTGTTCGTACAATTGCATCATATCAGCCTCACCTTTCATGTAAGTATACGCTTCTACAAGCGAACCGTAAAGAAGAGCGTTAGGGGCGTTCTCGCTCAACCATGATGTGCCACTACCTGCACCAGCAGTTATGCTTGCTGGACGATAGTAATAGTGAAGTTCTACTGTATATGCTTGATCAGGTGTGGGGCCTAAAATAAAGTTGTCCACATCAAAAACACCGTAGTATCTTGGTGTGGCGTTTGCGCCAGCGGCAATGTGATACTGCTGAACAAAGTTTACGTCTTTAAATAAAAGAAAATCTTCGCTACCAGATGTGGTGACCTGCAAAGAAAAAGGTGCTAAATAATCAGACGGCACAGAAAGAAAGGGGTCGTTAAGAGTCAACGTAGACGTAGCGTTCTTTCTAAATAACTCTAAGTCTACCAACGTAAAGATGCGGTCCTCTGCGGAACGAATAAATATTGGCAGGTTGTTTACAAAAGAAGTTTCTGTGTTTTCCGCAAAGTCTTTTATAGCATCTTGCAACTGTGTGTATGTAAATGACATTATTCAATCCTCACGATTGCCTCTGCCGCACTCGCAGTCGGCATCGTAATGGTAAATGTTGCGTTAGTTGTTATTATGTCTGAACCAAAGTCAAGAACAGCCACTGCCTTATTTGACTTGCTGGTATTGTATATCAAAGCACCACGGGCAGTTATAGTAGAGCTTGTAAAAGTAACATCACCAAAATCAACTATTGCTGTACTGCCGCTTGTTGTGGGGGCAACAACGGTCAGTGTTGCACCGCCTGCGGTATAACCCGTACCAGTTATTTCATTAGAAGTAGAATAAGCTGTGGTGGACGCGCCTAATGTAGCCGAGCTTGAATAAAGCGCGATCTTAAAAGTATCCGCTGTAAAATCATGCTCTGCTTCAAAAAGCTCTTTTTTAAAACTGGCACACATAGCCGCTGTGATAGCCATCTTTACTCCTATGGGGTGTTCGCCTGACCACCCATTCCACTATGGTTTGTACAGTAATAATACAGAGTTGGGGCACCAGAAGCTACCGTAATCTGTGTGTAGGCTCCTGCGCTGCCCGGTGTGCCGTTGGTGGTCACGCCTGTTGTGTACTGAGTACCACCACCATGAGTGCCGTTTGACGTGGCTGAAAAGCGCAGCGGGTGCCCAGAATTGCTGCCATCTGATTGATCAAACCTATAGGTATTACCTTCTGTCAGATTAACTGTATCTTGCTGAACACTGTCTATAAAATATTTATTGCCAGAACCAGGGTTAGAAACTGTCACAGTAAATGTTTGTGCTATAACAATTCCTCCACCTGTACTAACTACACTACCAACAACACCCTTCATCCTCAGTGTAGGCACATAATTTAAAGTCTGTGTGCTAAACACAGGAAACGTAACGCTGGCAGATATAATATTGTTTTCAGGTCTTGGGTCGTACAAAGCCTGTGGGTCCGGGCCGGGGCTAATCGGTTCTAGCTGTTCGTGTTTTGGCTCGAACTCGTCGGGGCCAACCTTAGACCCGCTCCACTCTGTCTTCATTTCAGAAAGACGATAACGAAAACCAGAACGGTCTGAATACCCCCATGCATTTTTACCAGACGCATATCTAGCCATTAGTTCACCCGAAGATAAGAAATACTAGGCTGTAGTTTTAGCGGTACTCTGTCCTCGTCCTCATCTGCTGCGCGTTGGAACTCCTCTTCATAAACAGCTTTCAACAACTGAATACGATCAGGAGCCTTTTTCATTGCTAAGTAGTACGCCAAGCCAGCAACAATACAAGGTAAGAACCTAAAAGGCGCATCCGTTGTATTAGCAAGCGTATCAACATCTTCAATGCGCTTCACATAATAATACACAAGAATGTCGGTAGAGTTATCAGGCACCGACCACAGTGTGATTTCAGGAGTAGACTGACGATTGTAATAATACTGACTAGGACGACCTTCCGATGTCTTGTTTGGCAAGCCTTGATACTCACCGCGTGACATGCGGCTAAGTTCAAAGTCTGTGCCACTACGACGTAAAGACACCTCTAGGATATCTGTGTAGTCAGGGCTAAGAGTGTATGTAGCCGTACCCTGCGTTAAAGCTTGAGTTGCTTGCTTTACTGTCCACAAGTTTAGCCCACGATTAGCCCAGTCAGCAAACATTAGGTTCAGAGACCGACGTGCTGTCTTGGCATCATATCCAGTGCGAACCTCAAGCCCACACCGCTCATATGCTTCTTCGATTATCTCTGCTACGTCGAGGTCGAAGTTTGTTGAACCTGAAGTTGCCATATCACTTACTTCTTCTTATATGTGCCGCCGTAAGCCTTACGAGGCATTTCCATTGCACCAGCCATCTCTTTTCGAGGAGAGCAGCTACCACCGTACTTAAAACCAGGAACACCACGGCCTTTAAGAACGTCAGCCTTTGTCACCTTACCGTCTTTGTTTAAATCTGGAAATTTATTAGCCATTACTTCTTTTTCCTCTTCAAGGATTTAACACGACGCGGCTTACCAGCAGGCTGGCCTAGTCGTTTCTTCTGTGATATTCTACTACGTTTTTCAGCAGCCGTCATCTCTTTGGATGTTTTGGGGGTTTTAGAAGACACTCTCTTGGAGGGGCGACAATATGGAGTACCCCGTTTTTCTCCTTTGCGACGCCCACATGCTTTGCCCGTCCGAACGTCCTTCCAGTCTTCCTTAAACCACCTCTTGAGACTAGCACCAGCTTTTGTTTTTCTAACCGCCATACTCTACCTCTAAACTTAGCCACTTACCGCCAACCACCAGACCCAAGCAACAAAAGCAACAATCATAAAAATCATTGAACCAATTGTTCCCCATTCTATGATCTGCTGTATCTGTCGTTCCCTTCTTCTTTTCTCCGCTAATCTTTCTTTTCTTATGCTTGCCTGAATTCTAATAATTTCATTCCAACCCTTCAGGCCATAATTTCCTATGATAAAGTTGCGAAGCTCGTCTTCCATCTTCTCCGCTTTTTTCTTTATCGCAAATGTCTCAAGCGCTTCTTCTTCTACGCTTCCAAATCTTCTTCCCTTTGCCTTGTCGTGACCGTCCTTGATGTGGTTGATGGCATTCATCCACTTGCCTATGTCACCTGCCATAGACTCGACTTCTTTGCCTATCTGGAATCCTTTGCGAATCGCCTGATAAGCAGATGTAGCAATGGCGAATGCGCTTACTGGATCCATTTTCTCACATCAATATATCTTTGTTGTTCTATACTTATATGTTCCGCCCATAGATTTTTTTGTTTTGTTTCCCCAGTTTGCAGCGCCAACTTTTCTGCATTTGGCAATGGCACCGCTTGCATACGCACTTGGAAAAACTTTGTAACGACGTTTTACTTTATGATAGCAAGCATCTTTTTTGCTCATTCGTTTACCCCCCGGCTTGGAGATCTGTTTTGATATTGACCTGCGCGATATTGTCATTGACCCTCTCCTGAAGATAGTAATCCCACAATTCAACAAGCATTGTGTGGTTCTGGTCTACTTTTACACCTATGACCGCTGTCTCTGTTTTTAGATCAACAATAGAAACACCAATCCAGGCTAAAAAAGCCAACGTGCCTGCGCCTATGACACTGTTTAAATTTAACACTTCCATCTCCTCCGAGCAGCGCAAATGCGCTTTTTAGGTGTTTTCTTGCAACTAATACCGTGCATTTTCATTTGACCCGCAGAGCGAGAACAATACGATTTCTTGCGCTTACCACCTTGTGGTTGCGGAGCTTTTAACTTAGAGCCTGTAGCTCTATTATATTTAGCACGGCCCTTCGCCGTGAGACCCGCACCTCTAGATGCTGGTAGTTTTTCGCCTTTTTTAACAGACAGACTAACTGATTTCTTTTTCTTCTTTGGGGCCATCATCGACCTCCCAGTTGAACAAAGACAGTTATTGAAGTGTTGGACGGTAGGGAAACGTACAAACCGTCATCAAATATAATGCCATCTCCCGGTATCTCCATACCAAAAGCTCCAGCGCCCTTTTCATCCACTTCCATCACAACACTTCCAGATGCAGAGGAATCATTATCGTACAAAATAATGTTCCCAGATGTTCCGCTATCGTGATTAACCATAAAACCTTTTAAACGCCCCCGGCAGTCAGCAAGGACGCCGGAAGCGTGTAAATGTTTAGCAATAACTTCATTGCCTGCCATTGCTTTTACGCCAAAAAGATTGTTAGTTCTGCACCTGTGCCAGAAATTGCGCTTACAAACACACCGCTCTCAGCTATTACTCCATCACCCGGAATGTTTAAAACATTCTGACCTGTTGGAAACTTTTGAGTTAAAAGTGTTGCACCACCACTACCATCGGTAATTGTGAACGCACCTGCACCTGTTGCATACATAACAACCTGTTTTATGCGAGAACGACCAGGACCAACCGCCCCGGTTGCTGACACATTAAAGGCTTTTACTGGACCAGCCATTTAAGCCTCCTATTAAGCAGCGGCTGTCGCGCCGTTGTCTACACGAATCCAGTTTGAACCGTCAGAAAACACAAGGTTGCCTGTACCATTACCTGCGCCTGATTCACTAGCTTTCAGTGCGTCTGACACATAGTAAATGTACCCTTCATTGTCTGCTGAAGCGGTAGGTAGGTTTGCAAAAAGGATTGGGTTTGCCCAGAAAGCGGTGTTTGACTTAACTGGACCTGAGAAAGTTGTACGAGCCATTTGATACTCCTGTCTTGGCTAGTGTCAGTCGCACCATGCGACTGTCAGGGATACCTGATTATACAATAAAAAAGGGCGGGTGAATACCCGCCCTTTGAAAAAGATGTTTCTAACCTTATGCGCCTGGTGAACCAAACACACAACGTGGGTCAGAGAAGCCGAAGCTGTAACGCTCACGAGCCTTGAAGCGCATGTTGCCAGTGTCGAAGTCTGGGTCCATTGAGGTAGCTAGTGCGCTACGCTCGAAGTGCTTTAGGCCGTTTGGAGCGTCTGTCTTGATGAAGAACGCATCGGTGTCTGTCAGGTAGTCGTTGACTACATAACCTTCAGGCAGCATGCCTGATGACTTGATTGCGTTTACATCGTTGTCGGCTGTACCAACGCGAAGGTTGGAAACCATCAGACGTTCTGCAACGAACTGTAGCTGACGTGGAATGATCAGCTTCATACCGCGTAATGCGATAACTAGGCCACGCTCGTCTACGAAACCAGCAATGTTGATCAGAGCGTCTTCCAAAGAAGTTTCGTTCAGGTCAGCAGCAGTTGATGGTTCGTTGGCGAATGTGCCACCAGATGTCAGCGGGTGTGATGCGTCACACAGAGCAACACCGTCACCACCAGCGTTCGCGCCAGCAGAGAATGCGTTGTTCAGGATAGCAGCAGCTTTAACCTGCTTGGTGTGTGCCATAGAACGTGCAAGTGCACGAGTATAGCGTGAAGCCAGACGATCGTACAGATTGTCTTCCACAGCTTCTTCAGTGATTGAGAAGGCCATTGCCACTGTCTCGTGGTTGTAACGAGCAGTGTATGCTTCGTTCGCATCATCAAATGATACGCCAGCACCTTCATTTTTTACGGGAGCCGCACCGAAACCAGACAGCATTACTTCTTCTTCGAACGCCCGGTCAGATGACTCGGTGTCAAAGATTTCTGAATGCTGGCCTTCGTAGCGACCATATTCCATGCCGAACAGAGCGTTAAGACCAGGCTCTAGCTCTTTGGCGAGTTGTGCGCGTGAAATAGCCATTATCTAGTCTCCTTACGCTACTGTACCTTCAGCAGATCCGCCTGTGGCAGGTGCTGTCAGTGCATGGTTATTGATCGTTACGATCATTGGAATTCCAGCAGCAGCAAAGTCCTGGTTCTCTTCATCGTCCAAGATACCTACGATCTTCAGAGGATGTGAGAGGTCACTCGCGTCAGCAGTTGAAATGTCCAACTGTGTGGCTGAGATACCAGTTGTTGTGCTACCATCTTGCGCGCCCTTACCTGATTCAGCAGAGAACTCTGCGTTTTCAAAGATAGTGGCAATTGCAGTTGCACGGTCGGTAATTGTACCGTCTGTGCAAATAATGAAGCGCTGATTTGGATTGTCATACACAAACCCGATGATGTCGAAGTTTGTGTTTGCACCTGAACCAGGCCAGTAGTTAGAGAAGGTCTTCTTCCCTGTTACTGATGAAACATACTCACAGCCAGCAAATACGCCCAAAAGCTTTAAAGTGTCGCCAGAAGCAGAGCTAGAACGAGCGATTGTACCGTCGTTTGTCGCAATTACTGGAGCACCTTGAAAGATCGCAGAAGCACCGCTGTCGATGAAGTATGCATTTGTTCCCATATCAACATGGGAAATTGGCTTCAAGCCAAAACCTACATTAGTATTAGGCATACTTATCTCCTAAAAGGTTGAGTGGCAGGACTATTCCTTACCACCGAATGATACACGACTTTGCCTATCATTAGAGATAGGCATAGAGGGGTGTTGTTCCCTCATTAAGTTTTGATCTACGGCATCCATTTGTGTGCGGGTCTGCTCCCGGAAATATTCAGTTCTTTCTTCTACCGTTTCCTCTGGGATTCGTGCCAACATTAGGCCACCAACCCCAATAACACCTGCATGTGCGCCATCCTCAATAGTCGGGTAACGACCCGCCAACTCAGGATATTCATCGGCACGAACAGGTTCCCATCCTTCACGCATTTTAGTGGATACATTCATCTTGTCATCCTCACCACGAAGAGAGGTGCGAATCCAACGATGTGTATATCCTGCTGGGGCTTCTGGAGCTTCCAGCTTGGAAGGGGGTGCCCACGGCTTGCGACGTGTGGACTTTGCACGAGTTTGTGAGTCCCGTGAAACTCTTTTTGTAGAATCAGTCATTTACCTTACTCCTTAACATACTTTGCGTATTCTTCGAGCGGAACATTCAACCGCTTTGCAATCGCTATTTGCGATGGAGTCAGTTTAACTGTTCTGCGCCCCTTAGTTGACTTTGACCGTGAGGCCGTGGACTCAGCAGAAGCGACTCTGGGTCCTGAACCACTTTTTGCAGGGGTCCCAAATTTTTGTGGGAACTCCTTGCGCATGCGATTGTCAAGTTCATTATAATACTCATCGGACTGTGGGTCAAACCCTTCGTCCTCAATTAACTGTCTGTGAAGACCAAAAGCAGCATAAGTCATGGTCTGGTCACTACCAAACCACTCATTCTTTTGTGCCCACGCCTCGGCTTTTGGGTCGGGCGGAGCAGGCTGTTGTTGCTGCGGCTGCGGCTGTTGTTGTACAGGTTCTTGTACAGCTTGCTCGGCGCGGCTTTCCTGTCTGCGCTTTGCGTGTTCAAGCTGTGCTTGGTCTAAAGCTAGCTTACTTAGATTCTTCTGCGCCTCAAACATGGCTTCAGCGTCACCTTCGTCATAGGCTTTCTGATATGCTTGCTTTGCAGATTCAATCTGAGAGTCAACTCGTGTGCCAAACTCTGATGTGTATGACTGGTCTAAGGCATCTAATCTTGCTTTCAACTCGTCATTTTGTTTCTTAATAGCCTCGGCATATTCCACAGCAGATGCTCTTGCTGATTCTTCTTCCCGATACTTCTTTGTAAGCTTACTAATTCTTTGCTGAACATTCTTGGAATATTCCTGAAGCTCGTCTTCATTAGCGGCCTGTGGCTGCTCTTCAGACTCTTCCTGCTCTTCAGCAATCTGAACCTCAGACTCTTCCTGCTCTTCAGCTTCTTCTAAAATAATTTCTTTTTCTTCAGCTTCTTGCTGCAATGCGTCGGTAGACATTACGATGCTCCATACGTTTTGATGTCGTCAGGGTCGACAATAGTTGCAATGACTTCATCGTCATTGATTATTCTCACTTCACCGCCATCGATTTGGAATCGAGAGCCAGCGTAGCGTCCAATACATACCCAATCGCCTTCTTTACACCACGGCTCTTCGCCAAACTTATCGATGTCACTATAGGCAAGAGGACCCATTTTAACAACGTAAGCTACAACAGTAGCGCGTGATTCACGTTCTCTGGCTTGGTCAGGTACATATACCCCACTTTCAGTCTTCTCACGCCCCATGTACGGCATGACGAGAAGACGCCAGCCAGTGGGTTGTGGAATTCGTTCTGTAAGGGATTTTTCTTTTGCGGCCTCTTCGGCCTTCTTTTTTGCTTCGCGTTGAGCGAGGATATATTCAGGTACTATCAACGTCATTGATATACTTAGCCTTTTGTAGCAGGGTCTTTAGTTCATCAAGAGCAAAGGTGACACCCTGTACTTCACCTACTCTTGAGCGGTAGTCTTCCATGTCAGTTATACTACCACTGGTTATAGAAAGACTAATGTCTTCTATACGATTGTTCAAGCTTTTTTGATATTTATTTATAAATTCGTATATGTCCATTATTCACCCATGCCTGTCATTGGTCCACCGGGGGCAAAAACAGCACATGAATTAGATGCAGAACACATAAACTTCAATGACTGACAATAGCCCACTTCGCCAGAATCGTCCTTCATGCAGTCTTGCATTTCGGGACTAATATTAAAGTTTGCACAAACCCCACAACTTTCCTCCGGGTTTATAGCAGGACCATACTGATGATCCTTAATTGCAAACCTTTGGTTCTCTTCGTTTGTCTCTACGTCCTGCGTAGCAACAGGACAAGCGTCCTGCATCTGATCCACAGGAGTTCCGTCCTGTATTTCTTTTGCAAGGTCTAGCCCGTCTGGTATTAATTTAATTTCTATCTTCATCATGTGTTTATTCCCTTGAGAAACGCTGGACCCTGCTTTGCCAAGTTGCCCGACCCCGTAACTCTTTCTTGGACCATTCCTGCGGCAAGGTTGTCAGGTAATAAAGTATCCATAAAGCTGTCAAAGTCAAAACCACTAGACAAGCCAAGTTCGTCTGATAAATCGTAAGAAAGACCAAATGCAGTGCCAGGAACACTTAACTGTACTTTTCCTGTTCTTGAGTCAAATGTTCCAGTACGACCCTTATCAAGCTGCTCTTGAATGTCCTGCACCTTATAACCTCCGCCTGCTTGTTCCATTCCCGCTAGTACACCAGGGTCCGTCAAATCATATGTCTTGACGGGAGTCATGCCAGTGCCTTCTATAATGTCTGAAATTCCCACAGTTTCATCTGAAGACATATCCTTGCTTGGATCTCTGTTTGCCAAAATTTCTGCTACCGTAGCCTTATAGTCAGCTTGTGACATTCTGTTCTGGCTCATGTTCTGGCTCATAGCGTCAGGCTGACGTGGGTCAAAGCTAGGTAGTGGTCCCGCCGCCTTGTTCTGTTGGGCAGCGACTTCGGGAGGATTAAACTTGCTTGTGATGATGTCCTTGGCCTGAATTAGTTGGTCTTTTAATGTTTGACCCAGACCGCCAACGTCAGCGCCACCTGACAAAAGACCCATAATACCGCCGCCGGAAGCAACGTCAGGATTTACCTGTGGGTCAAGTTGTGGATTGTACTGACCACCACCCATAGGGGTATAACCAACATTGCCGCCTTCAATCATAGAAAGAGGAAGCCCCATACCCATCACGCCAGCCAACGCACGACCCATAGACTCCTGAGTACTCATAGGAGTTATCTGCTTACGAACCTCACCCTGGGCTGTCATCTCTCCTTCAGGTCCACCAAACAAAGAGCCAAAGCCTCTTTTTTGTGAAAGCTCGTCCTGACCCTCGAAGTCAGTGAAGCGCTGAAAACCTGCATCCAAAATGTTTTGAGCAGTGGTTGGGTCTAAATTGTAATTAATTTTATCGGCACCAAAAATGTTGCTAAACAAACCTTGATTGCCGTAAGGGTTCTGTAAGCTACGTCCTGTAGACTCTAAGTAGTCCTTGTACTGCTGACCGCTTCTATCATAATCGCCGCGACCAATTGTTGTGTCGCTGATAATTCTGCCGCCCTTGATTGTATTACCACTAAATTGTGTGCCGCCACCAGGCAAAGATTTTCCAGGAGTGAACCCCTGAGTACCGCCGTCGTTGTCACCGCCGTTACTGGAACCCGGCGTTACGCTAGTCGAGTCAAATTGAGTGGATCCGCTAAAACCACTTTTATCATCTTTGCTTCCAGTGCCAAGTGCATCATACGACATTTATCTAATCTTTGCTGCTCTAGGGTTTCCTTGATAGGCTTTGCCCATACCACGGACCATCTCGCCACCACACATGTCACAACCACAGCTACCGCCATGAGTGTTGTATGTGCCCTTTGCGGCTCTAACAACTTTCTTGTCGTCACCACGACGCTCTAGCTTTGCGGAACGCTTGGGAGCTTCTTTCATATATCGCTCTAGCTTTTCTTCCCGCTCTAACGCCTTTTCGTAGGCTTCGCGGTCAAAGCGCATGTTGCTATTCATTTCACTTGCTTTAGGGCGAGGCGTCGGGCCAGTAATTTTTACTGACTTACCGTCTTTAGCTTTTAGGGGCATGTTCGTATCTTCCGATGCTATTTGATCCGCTTTCTTTTCATTCTTCTTCATCTTGTCTTCGCGCTTCTTAATACGCTCACGAGCAGCGTTGAGTGCGTTACTACCAGAATCAGATGTATTTCTACCCATTTGAATAAGCCTCTTCGCTTCTTTATATGTAATGCCGAGGTCGTCAGCGA